CCTAAGAATCAGTACGGTAAAGGAGGAAGAGAAATTGCCATACAGGATTTTGAAACACGAGTGAATAATTTCTTCTTCGAGAAAGTTGCTGAGAGCATATGCCAAAGTTTGGAAGAAGAAACAATTTCAAAAGCTTCGTCTAAATACTTCATGCAAGAGTCTATATCTAAGGAATTCTTGAACAAGCAATTTACTTCGGAGGAAGACCTAGACTCGTCAATAATTTGGATGTTTAAAACTTTCTTCCTGAACGAGGATCATACCCGTTGGGGCCCAAGTACTAATGCTTTATTATTGGCTATGCTGATGCGTCCTTCTCTTGATCCTATAGACCCCAAATTGTTTAATATGGTTCTATTTGCCGCTATGAAGATGATGGATAAGAAGATTGAGATCCCGAAGGAGATTTTTACACATTGGACTAGTTTATATGATTCTGGGAATATGGATAGTTTCCAAAAATCTATTTTTGAAAATTTTGCTAAGACTGGTGAAATCACTTTTTCACTGGTTATCGGTATGATGCAGGGGATATATAATCTAGGCTCTTCAGTCAATGCCGTTGCGAAGATTAAATTGGCAAGAAAGATTATGGACACCTTCGAAATCACTCACGGGATCCAAATAATTACTAAAGCTCTTGTTGGTTCTGATGACAAAGAGACTATAGGGTCTGCTCGCATCGCAAAGATTAAAGATGAAGACCCATCTGCATTCCAGGTTCGATTCAAGGCAGAAACTATAAGGTCCGTTTTAATATTTGAAAAAATAGAAGAAGTTGCATCAAGACTCCTCAATATGAAAAAGTCTGGTGAAAAGAGTATTGCTAGCGTTAGGATCGGTGAATACAACTCCAATTTCCTTATGGACGATTCTGTAGTTAGTAGGAGATACATTGAGTACGGGTCTCTTTCTTCAAATTGTAAAGCTGTCTCTTACGGTACAGATGTAACTTCTGGCTTCAATGGTATCGTTGCATTGGCCCAACACGGTATTACAGAAGTTAATTGTCTATTGTTCCAGCTGACACTTAGACGCCATCTAGATTCTATATACAATTTCGGACAAAATGAGTCTAGAGATATTGAAAAAGTATTTGGCTGCAAGAGAGAGTTCTGCCCTGTGGAGCTTGGTGGTTTCCCAATACTTACTATATCAGAAATGATAACAGGACTCAAACACAATGCTATTTCGAGAGTTTTAGATAATGGTAGCGAAAAATCCATTAAGTCAATGCTAAGGTTACTATCCCCCAAGAACTCATTGATGGTCGATGCAGAGCTTGATGATTATTCACAGGAGGAATTATCTGCTTCTATAGGACTCAATTATATGGTCAGATTGAATTCTAAAGTCGGCACTATCACCAGACACTTCGAAGAGACGTATGGATCAAACCCTATAGTTATAAAAGAGAAAATACTTCAAGAACCATGGCTTCCCTTTATCGATCCTATTGCTGCTGATGACTTTATACTGAAAATGGGTAATCGAGTATTCTCATTCCAATCAAAGGTTGCATTCTCTTATGAAAATGATATCTCTAATATGATTCGGATGGCTAGGATGTCTTCTTCCAAAGTTTGTTATATAGGTCCGCATCTTGAGAAGTCAAAAATCAAACCTGAGATGTTAAAGTCGTTTATGGATACAGTTAGAGAGTATGCAGATGAATCTTTAGATCCAAAGTATAGAGAAGAGATCGCCATATCTAGGATCGAAGTGGGTAGGTTACTTGGTTCTAATGATTCGTTTAGCTTACTCCATGAGTACTCATCTAGCCACATGCTTGGTCGAGATGATGGTCGCTGTATTACAAGA